ACTCATTTTTAATGAGGAGAAACGGCCATATTTACGAAGCATTCATCGATCAGAACTTCGCACACAACAACAACGCTGCAGATCTTAACGAGGACAACAGGATGTACTCCACGGACATCGTCATTCGTGTTTTAGGTTATTTAATCGGCGAAGGTGAAAACGATGATCGACCCATTGTTAGACTAGATGAGAACTTTGTAGTTGTGACATTTCCCAGAGAACAAGGCGCAGTTCCGGGTAACCCATCGTTTTTTGAGGATTAAATCAGGAACTGAACCGCATTTTATCATTTCTCTTCATCCTTTTGACGATAGAAATACTATTTAAATAATGATAAACAAGTCTTCTAGACAAATTTATACCTAAAAGGAAGTACAACAATGTCAGTTAAGAATTTTAAATTTGTTTCGCCCGGAGTTTTCATTAATGAAATTGATAACTCTTTTGTTCCGAAATCAGCAGATACTATCGGCCCAGTAGTGGTCGGCCGCGCACGCCGTGGTATTGCAATGCAACCAGTAAAGGTTGAATCATACTCTGCTTTCGTTGAAAATTTTGGCGACACAGTAGCAGGTGGTGGTAGCGGTGATGTTTACCGTGACGGTAATTTGCAATCTCCAATGTACGGCACCTACGCCGCTAAAGCGTACTTAAACGCTAACGTGGGCCCATTAACATATGTCCGAGTCTTAGGACATCAAGACACCAATAACGATGGCACTGATGCCGCCAAGGCTGGTTGGAAGACCGACCAAAGTTTGAATGTAACTCAAGAAGGTGGCGCATACGGTCTTTTCGTCGTCCCTTCGTCTTCGATGGTTAACATTCTCACTGAGGCTTCGTACACGACGGACAGCCGCACCCCACCAACAGCGTCGTTGGCAGCAATCATCTATTGTGATAGCGGTTCTGTTAAGTTGCAGGGCGCACATGCAACAACCGGTAGTATTGATACGGCCAACGAAAACCCGTCGACTACAATTCACTCCGCCGGCACCTTAGTCGAGTCTGATTCTAGCGGTAACTTTAAACTTGTCATTGGATCCAAGGCCCGCACGGGTAGTTTCAACGTTAGTCTTAACGATAACTCTGAGAACTATATCCGAAAGGTTCTTAGCACCAATCCACAACTTACTACAGGTAACAACGAATTTTACCCGTCAGCGTCCATTAACAGTTACTGGCTTGGTGAGACATTCGATCAAGAAACTCGCGACACAGTTAGCAACAACTTCGCTCAAAAGTTAATCGGTTTCATGGGTGTTATCGCAGTAAGTGGTTCTGAAACAACCACACTGTCAGATACCAAGGGAACCTCCTCCAGAGAAGCAACTGCTGGCTGGTTTATTGGTCAAGACTTAGGCTTGGCCTCGGACTACAACCCGGTTAGTAAAACACAAAAACTCTTCCGTCTTCGTGGCCGCGGCCATGGTGAGTGGCTAAACAAGAACGCCAAGGTCATGATTACGAATATCCGTGCATCTAACAACAGTACAACCGACTACGGCACATTCTCTGTTGTTATTCGTCACATCTCGGACTCTGACAATGCTATTCAGGTCCTTGAGCGATTTGATAACTGCACCCTTGACCCCTCCTCTCCTAATTTCCTCGCACGCAAGATCGGTGATTCTTTCACTAAGTTTGATGCAAACGAAAGAAGACTGAGAGAATACGGTGAGTATCCTAACCTGTCCAAGTACGTTTACGTTGAAATGAACGCTGATGTGGAAGCAGGCGCAACTGACCCACTTCTTCTTCCTTTCGGCTACTACGGACCTCCCAAATTAAGTGATATTCCGGCGATTAACGTTAATCCTGCTGGTACGCCTGAAACTGATGGCATGTTGGCAAACAAATATCTCCTTGTTGCCAAGGACACTGGTTTGGATGGAACGTTCCGCCAAGCGCTTTCTGCCGCATGTCCCACAGCCGGCGCCAACCGTCAGATTGCTATCAGATACCCAGACGTTAGACTTCGCTCGAAGTCTTCAGACGGAGGATTATCCGATCTCACTAAAGCGTCGTTCGGTATTTCTACCACTAGAACTGCCGCTACCAGCAGATACGACAACAGTGTCAAGATGGTGAACCGACTTCTCGTAAACGGTGTTGGCGACGACTATGATCCAACCGTCTCTGCTTCGGCAGGTATTGATGGATTTGGGTACGTCTTCACTCTTGACGATCTTGTACGCCCCTCCAGCGTCTCGCTTAGCATGACGTACACGTCAGGTTCGCGTACTAGCGCAACTTCTGTGACTGCAGGCGGAACATACAAGACACTCCTTGATCTGGGATACGACAGTTTCACTGCTCCTTTCTGGGGCGGCTTCGATGGATTCGATATCAAACTGCCTGATCCATTGTACAACGGTGGTATGTCTGCAACATCTAACAACGAGAACAGTTCAATTTTCTACTCCCTCAAGAGAGCAATCGATGCGGTTGCAGATCCTGAGCAGGTTGACATGAACCTTTTGACCGCTCCCGGTGTAACAAACACCTCTCTTACAGAACACATGATTAATGTCTGTGAAAGCCGTGCTGACGCAATGTCTCTCATAGACCTTCCAAATGTGTACACGCCTAGTCACGAGCAATACTACTCTGACAAGTCTTCAAGAGTTGGAACGGTAAACTCTACCGTGACCTCCCTTAGAGACAGAAAGATTGACTCCTCCTACGGTGCAACTTTCTACCCATGGGTACAGACTCGTGACGAGAACACAAGCCAATTGGTATGGGTTCCACCCACAGTTGCTATGATGGGTGTTCTCGCCTCTTCCGAGCGTAAGTCTCAACTCTGGTTTGCTCCCGCCGGCTTTAACCGCGGTGGACTCTCTGACGGCGCTGCTGGTATCCCAGTAACTAATGTCAGCCAGAAACTTACCTCCAAGGAAAGAGACTCGCTTTACGATGCCGGCATTAACCCAATCGCTTCTTTCCCAAGCACCGGCATCGTTGTCTTCGGCCAGAAGACTCTTCAAGAAAGTCAGTCTGCACTTGACAGAATTAATGTCCGCAGATTGGTTATCTTCCTTAAGAAGCAAATTTCAATCATCTCTTCTAACATCCTGTTTGAGCAAAACGTTCAAACTACATGGAACCGTTTCAAGGGTCTGGTTGAGCCATTCCTTGCCAACGTCAAGAGCAACTTCGGTATCTCCGATTACAGGCTGATTCTTGATGAAAGCACAACCACACCAGATCTGGTTGATCAGAACATTCTGTACGCTAAGATTATGGTTAAGCCCGCTAGAGCAATCGAATTCATTGCAATTGACTTCGTAATCGCATCTACTGGTGCTTCATTTGATGACTAAAACTAACTAACAAACTATATATTTTATAATAAGGAGTTCTAAAAGATGCCATTCTGGTCAGACAATTTCGGTGAGAGTAACGCTCTCAAAGATCCAAAAAGACAATTTCGATTTAAGGTAGAGTTCACTGGAATCAGTGCGCCCCAAGGAGGTTCTCTCCTGTGGTACGCGAAGACTGTTTCAAAGCCCTCCTTTACTATTGAGACTGCCGAACATCAATACTTGAACCACAAGTTCTATTATCCCGGCGCAGTGAGTTGGGACCCCGTTTCCTTAACTCTGGTTGATCCTCGTGATCCAGATATGACTGCTACCCTTTCGGATATCATTAACTTGTCTGGCTACAACCCACCATCCAACCCTAATTCCCTCGGCACCATGTCGAAGGCTAAGGCTGCTGGCGCTCTTGGTACCGTCTACATCTCTCAAATTGATGGTGACGGCAACGAGATTGAAAAGTGGACTCTTTGGAACGGCTTTCTTACAACTGTCAAATATGGCGACTTAGCATACGGAACCGACGATTTAGTTGAAATGTCTGTTGAGATTCGTTACGATTGGGCACGCGTTGAAACTCTTGACGGAGTTTCTAGAGCAACTGCTGGTTCTGAAGGTACAACTTTCTTCCAGTCGTGATATAATAAGACATATCTAACAAACTAAGAGGTGTATATTGTCTAGAAATAGTGATCGTATTGGGGCTTCGCCCGCGCAACAAGATAGCGAGGCCCCAAACATAACTTCACAACAGGTTGCAACAGGAGACTTCTCCTTTGTTGTACCCACAGAATTTGTTGCTTTGCCTTCCGAGGGCAAATATTACCCTGAGCACCATCCATTGCACGGCTCAGAGACCATTGAAATTAAGCAAATGACTGCTAAAGAAGAGGACATGTTGACCTCTCGCAGTTTGCTTAAAAAAGGAGTTGCTCTAGAGAGAGTAATTGATAGCATTATTGTCGATAAGAGAATTGACCCAGAATCAATTTTTGTCGGTGATAGAAACGCTATTATTGTTTCAGCGCGCATTTCTGCTTATGGGAACGAGTACAATACAAATGTTACATGTCCATCTTGTGGTACAGCGCAAACTCACGGCTTTGATTTAAATCAGATTAGCCATAATCAGACTTCTAACGAATTAGACGTGACACAGAATGAAGACGGCACGTTCTCTACAACGTTACCGCGTACGGGACTTGAGATCTGCTTTAGGTTGCTTACGGGCCGTGATGAGAAGTATCTTGTGGATGGTCTTGAGCACGATCGCAAGGCTAAAAACCAATACGAGCGCGCCGTTACCCGACAATTAACAAACATTATTGTCTCTGTCAATGGCAACAGCACTTCGGAGGCTGTCAATTATGTTGTCAATAATGTTCCTTCTATGGATGCGAGACATCTTCGAGAGGCATATAGATTAACTAACCCCAATCTTGATATGACCCAACACTTTGAGTGCAGTAACTGTGGCCACGAGCAAGATATGGAGGTGCCGCTCACCGCGGACTTTTTTTGGCCTAACGCCTGAGTACATGGAGAATGTTTATGAGCAGTTCTTCTTTCTAAAATACTCAGGAGGCTGGTCATTCTCGGAAGCGTACAATCTTCCGATTGGACTCAGAAAGTGGTTTGTTGACAGATTAATCAAACAACTTGAATTAGAAAAAGAAGCGATGGAAAATGCAAGCAAGTCAAACAGCAACTCGCAAACATTGACTTCTACAAATAATCCAACACCACCACCAACGTATGCCAAGAAATATGGACAGGGTTAAAGCCCTGTCTTTTTTTATGTATACTAATTAAAGTGTAAGGACTTTTACGCATGGCTGTAACTATTAAACAAATCGTAGACGCAATCAATCAAGTTGTTGATAGCGGCGCTTCAACGGCTGATACTCTGGGTGAAGAAATTAGAGCACAAGAACGATTAAATGATGTTCTTGAAAGACAAAAGGCAATTGTTGAAGCCAAGAGTGATAGTGATGAGAAAGCCAAAGAATTAAAGAAAATTGAAATAGAACAACTCGAAGCACTTCAGAAAAGAAGAGAGTCTGAACTTCGAGCCGCAATGGACTCTAATAACGTCCACGCCAACACCATCGCAGCAATGGAGGAGGAACAACTCCAGCGCGCCAAAAAGATCGATAAATTAAAAGAAGATACAAATCAAATAGACAAAAACACCGAGGCCTCTCAAAAACAAAAATCTGCCATGGACTCTCTTTCCGGCAGCATATCAAGTCAAATAGAAGTATACGGCAAACACAATCTAGTCAATACTCAGTCTATAGAAACAATGATAAAGACTGTGCATCAGGCCGGCCTCGCCGGCAGCGCTTTTGCAATGCTGAAGGGTATTGTCTCTGGGTTTATTAACACGACCATTGCATTCACATTTAGCATAGATTCTGCAAATGCTGCTATCTCAAAACAGACTGGTTTATCCAGATCAAATGCTGCTGCCCTAACACAGAATGCACAGGCGTTGGCATTCTTTGGTGTTGGTGCTTCAGATTTAGTCAGCCAAGTGACAACACTGGTGCCACTCTTTACTGACTTTACCAGACTTTCTAAAAATTCTCAGAGAGATATCGCTGAAACTGGTGCTTTATTAGAAAAGAACGGTGTTTCTGCACAAGACTTTGCTACCGGCATACAACTCTCTACTAAGGCAATGGCGATGACTTCGGAGCAAGCCTCGGCAACTCAAAGAGACTTGGCTGACTTCGCAACAATTATTGGAGTTACGCCTCAACAAATGTCAGCAGATTTTGCTGGTGCCGGCGCCTCGTTAGCAAAATTTGGTTCAGACGGTGTCAGAGCGTTTAAAGACTTAGCAATTACGTCTAAGGCAACAGGCTTATCAATTGAGAAGTTGTTGAGAGTAACAGAAAAATTCGACACTTTTGAGGGGGCTGCAGAGCAGGCCGGTATGTTAAATGCCGCACTGGGTGGTAATTTTGTAAATGCTATGGATCTTCTTATGGAAACTGATCCAGCCTCAAGATTCGAGATGATTAGAGATGCCATCATGGACACAGGTCTTACATTTGATGACATGTCGTATTTTCAGCGCAAATTCTATGCTGAGGCCGCAGGCTTAGATGACGTCAACGATCTGGCGTTATTAATGTCGGGTAGTTTTGATGGCTTAGCAGGCTCTCAACAGAAGAGTAGTGCTGAGATTTTAAGATTACAAGAAAGAACTAAGGCGTTTCAAGATATTGGAGAAAAATTCAAGACCCTTCTTATGAGTTTAATACCAATTTTTACACCGCTTATTGATAAATTAACAAAATTTGCTGGTTTTCTTGAGAAGAATAAAAGTTTAGTTAAAGGCCTTGGTACCGCTTTCATGATATTTGCTGGCGTTTTTGTAGCAACCAAATTGGTCGGCACGATAGTAGGCATGGCCAAAAGCATGGGCCTCTTGGCCGCCACTCAACCGCCTGTCACAAAAGGTGCCTTAAAAAATGCTGCAGCATTTGCGATTCAAGCAGTGGCCGTTGGTGCACTAGGTGTTGGATTAGGAATGGCGTTCTCCGGTGCCTCTGATCTCGTTACAGCGTTTAAAGATGTTGGAGATAACGCACCATATGCAATCGCTGCAATTGTTGCTGTAACTGCATCCTTAGTAGGAGCGGCCTTTGCAGTGGCGGGATTGGGAACCGCCTCCAGCAGCCTCATTC